ACTAGTCAAGGGTTATCAAGTTGGTAAGAAGGGTGGATTTGTTACTGTTAAAAATGACGGACAGTTTGCAATGGGTGGACCTCAGGTCCGTGTCAATGTAGAAAGCATTGAGGATATTGAATTTTTAAATGGAGATCACGTGGTAGATAATACAGTGGAATTTAAACCCAAGGCAGAAGTGACTAAGGAAACTGAAGTAGAGGCAATGGACCGTATTGCACTACGTTTCGGCATTCTTGATGAAATGGCAAGTGCTTGTATCAGCGGTGATATTCGTGCTATGATTGTGTCAGGTCCTCCCGGAGTTGGTAAGTCGCACGGCGTTGAAAAGCAAATGGAAAAGTCAAGCATGTTTGACAAGATTGCCGGTAAGCGTGTTCGTTTCAATGTTGTTAAAGGTGCAATGACTGCGCTAGGTTTGTATACTCAACTGTACAAATATTCTGACAACAAAAATGTACTAATTTTTGATGACTGCGATAGCGTGTTTGCCGATGAATTGGCTTTGAACATTTTAAAGGCAGCATTGGATAGTGGCAAGACTCGCAAGATTTGCTGGAATAGTGATAGTCGTTTATTGCGTGAAGAAGGTATCCCGAATCAATTCAACTTCAATGGTAGTGCTATCTTTATCACTAACTTGAAATTTGAAAACGTGAAAAGCAAGAAATTGCAGGATCACTTAGAGGCATTGCAAAGTCGTTGTCACTTTTTGGACCTGACTATCAATAGTGAGCGTGACAAAATGTTGCGTATCAAGCAGGTCCATCGTGATGCTGAAGGCGGTGTGTTCAAGGATTACAACTTTGAAGAAACTCAATCTACTGAAATTCTTGAATTCATGTGGGAAAATCACGGCAAACTGCGTGAATTGAGTTTGCGTATGTGCTTGAAGATTGCCGATCTAGTTAAGATTAGCCCGGCAAACTGGAAAAATCTTGCACGTACAACTTGTATGCGTAATGTTTAATTAAAACATAAGTTTTACAGGGGAACAATTGTTCCCTTTTTTACCTTTATACTTGACATTAGTATATGATTTATTATATACTGTATTTTTTAAAGAATTTATAAAGTATGAATATTATTCCATTCTCAAGGACAGATATATATGAATTTTTCTGCGAACCGGACTTGATTGATGAAGTAAACAACGAATTAGCTAACACAAAAATAGAATGGGAGGGAATTCGTGACAAGGATACTAATTTATTATCTATTGGATATTTAAATATAAATAATGCCATTCCCTATTATCACTATAAATTGTTTGATTGGTTTCAAGAATGTTTAAATACAGTATCAAATTTGCATTATAATGATATTAAACTATCGATAGTAGATTCATGGTTAACTAAAACTGAATTTGGAAAACGTGCAGAGTATCATCATCATATATCTTCTGTTGTGTCAGGTTTACTGTATCTTGATACATTCAAAAATTCCGGAACACTTTTTACATACAAAGATCCGTGGCAAGAACATTTATCAAATTTAATTATGCTTGAACCTAAAACAATAAAAATTCTTCCAGAAAAAGGAAAATTAATTTTATGGAGGTCAGATATCGGACATGCTGTGCAACCACATTCTGATATTAAATCAATAAGACATTCTTTAGCATTTAATACTTTCTTTGATAAACACATAACCAATAGAAATACTGGTCAATTATCATTAACAGTTGATTCAGTTAAAGACAAATATGAAGCCTACATGAATAAAAAGAATAATGAAACAATGTAAAATAATCGTTAGGGATGAAGTCAACGTAAAAATTGAAGGCTTAGAATTAACCGAACGTAAAGCACTGGTTAAAATGTTTGAGTACGAGGTGCCCGGTGCAAGGTATCTTCCCGCGGTACGTCTCGGTAGATGGAATGGTAAGGTAAGTTTCTTTAGTCTAGGTGGTAGTAGCTATGTCAATCTATTACCCGAAATACTTCCCTACATAGATGAAAAAGGTTATGACATTGAACTAGAGGACCTTCGTACATACAGTACAACATTCAATTTTGCTGAAGTGTCCGAAGATACGTTCAAACACAAGAATTGGCCCGAAGGTCATCCCATTGCAGGACAGCCCGTTGTATTGCGTGACTATCAAATATCAATCATTAATGAGTTTTTAAAGAACCCACAATCATTACAAGAGATTGCTACGGGTGCAGGCAAGACATTAATCACAGCAGCATTAAGTTGGTCTATTGAAAGTTACGGACGTAGTATTGTTATTGTCCCGAACAAAAGTCTTGTAACACAAACTGAAGCAGATTACATTAATCTAGGATTAGATGTTGGTGTATACTTTGGTGATAGAAAAGAATACAATAAGACACATACAATCTGTACTTGGCAAAGTCTTAACAACATGCTTAAGAAAACAAAAGCAGGTGAAGCAGAAGTTGAGATTGGTGATTTCCTTGAAGGGGTGGTTTGTGTCATGGTAGACGAGGTTCACATGGCTAAAGCAGACGCACTAAAAGAATTACTCACTGGCGTAATGAGTAACATCCCGATTCGTTGGGGACTAACTGGCACTATCCCTAAAGAAAAATTTGCAAGTCAAGCTATCTTTATTAGCCTAGGTAATGTCATTAATAGGTTATCAGCTAGTGAGTTACAAGAGAGAGGTGTTCTTGCACAATGTCATGTTAACATTGTTCAACTACAAGATGGTGTTGAGTTTAGTAACTATCAATCCGAACTAAAACATTTGCTTGAAGATGGTAAACGCTTAGATAAGATTACTCAACTAGTAGATACAATTAAGAACAGTGGTAACACATTGATATTAGTTGATAGGGTAGCGGCAGGCAAAGAACTACATAACAGATTAGCCGAACTACTTAGAGATTTTAAAACAGAATATGATGTTGTATTTGTATCAGGTAACACTGGTATGGATGAACGCAAAGAACAATATGATGAGGTTGCAACGGCAACTAATAAAATCATCATAGCAACGTATGGCATTGCGGCCGTCGGTATTAACATTCCCCGAATCTTTAACCTTGTTCTTATTGAACCGGGTAAGAGTTTTGTCAGGGTAATACAAAGTATTGGTCGTGGTATTCGTAAAGCAGAGGATAAAAACTTTGTTCAGATTTGGGATATCACAAGTAATTGTAAGTTTGCAAAACGGCATCTTACACAACGGAAAGCATTCTACAAAGAGGCGAACTACCCGTTTGACGTAGAAAAACTAACATATAAGTGATATAATAACAACATGAGAATACTTACCTTGGATAACGAATACTATAACTTAGAGACATTGCCAGAGGAGATAGATGATTTACGATTTGCGATACTAGATAACAGTAACCCAAGTAATGTAGATTATCATTATATCCCATTAATCTTTTTAGAAAGTTTTAATGCCCCTGCACTTGTACTAAAGATTGGTAAACACACGATTAAGATGCCTGTAGATTGGCAGATATTGATTGGTGAAAAAGAACACGGTGATTTAGAAACATTGCCACTAACAAGTATTAATGATAGAGGGTTTAATGCGTTTGAGTTTAATCCATTAACTAGTTTTAGTCCTACCTTTCTACCCATTGAGATTGTAGATATCTATCACGATGTAACATGGTACGCCCCTAGATTGAAGAACGGACAGTTTTTGTGTGTGCCGTTGAATGATGGACCTAAACCCGAATGTGTATATTTTGTAAAAGAGATTAGTCGTAATTGTGAGATAATAGATTATAGTCAGGCATTTTAATGGCAACAAGAAAAGCAATAGTCCCGGTTGATGAAAAATTTGACAAACAAGATTTAGACTTGTTTGAGGTCCTTGCCGCATTAGATAAGAAAGATTATGATTTCTTTGATAGACTAAGTCCTGAACAACAAAAGAAGTTTGTCCCGTTCACGATGATTCAATGGCTTAGTGCTATTAAAGGTAGTGAGGGATTAAGTCGTTACTATGTAATGAGTACGGCTGAGTATGCAAACAAGTATTTGTTCAATGAGAACATTCAGAAGCATCCTAAACTACAATGGTTGATGATGTGTGCTAGTAGCCCTGGAGTTGGTAAACAATTTCATCAGTGGATACCCAACATTAGTCCTAAAGTAAGTAAGTTACAAACAGCAGCAAAACTAAAAGATATCAAAGAGTATTACAAGAAGATATATCCTAGAGCGGATAGTGATGATATTGACGCAGTAAGTGAAGCGTTTGTAGTTAATCAAAAACGCAAACTTAAATTAGCAGAATTGTTTCCTAATATGAAACTAACAGACATTGAGACATTAAATGAAACTATTACTGAAGAACAACTTAATCAATATGAAAGAGACCTTGGCAATTAAAAAGACAGCTAAATATGGCTGTGATTTTTGTAAGAGGGAATTCTTGCGTGAGTCAACCACGCTTAGTCATGTATGTGAACCAAAACGTAGATGGTTAGATAAAGACAATCATGGAAATAGAATCGGGTTTCAATGTTGGTTAGAGTTTTATAAAAAGAATACATCAAAACGAAAGAATCTTAAACAAGAAGATTTTATTAAGAATCCATACTACATTGCGTTTGTTAAGTTTGGTAATTATTGTGTCAATATCAATGCTATAAATATTCCTAGATTTACTGATTGGTTACTAAAGAATCAAGTTAAGATTGATAATTGGTGTAGTGATAGCACGTATACTAAATATCTAATTGAATTTTTGAGACATGAGGATCCATTTGATGCTATACATCGTAGCATTGAAAAATGTATGGAAATGTCAAGTGATGCCGGTATACAGCCACATGACATGTTACGTTATGGAAATGCTAATAAGATTTGTTATGCGATAACAACGGGTAAGATTAGTCCATGGTTGTTGTATCAAAGCGATAGTGGTACCCGTTTCTTAGATACATTAAATGAAGGTCATGTTAAAATGATCATTGATTATATTAACCCAGAACAGTGGGCAATAAAGTTTAAACGTGATGCAGAAGTTACAAAACGAATTAGTGACACCCTTAGTGAAGCAGGGTACTAAGGTTCGTATCCCTTGGATGAAGGGTGATACGATAAGTGATTGGGATGAAACTTGTATTTGGGCAATAGAACAATTTGATTTGCCGGGCGGGAAGTTTTATACACACATGACAGAAGATTACATGGATTTTATATTCAAAGATGAGAGTGATGCGATACATTTTAGTTTAAGATGGTTATGAGAAGTTGGCAAGATATACGTCCTGGCTGGTATGAATATGTTATTAAACTAGATGAAAACCGCCGGCAACTGCATCGTATTGAAGTGATAGATTGGTTATGTAATAAGATTGAAAATTACGAAAGACATACCCTATGTACCTGGGATGAGTACCAAGTAAAAATTAAGTTTAGATATCAACGTGATTATATATTTTGTAGTTTAAGATGGTAGCAACTATAAAAGTGTATGGGAAACAATGGGCACCAATATTGCATTGGTTACAAGAAAACATTGGTCCTCTATTACATAGTAAACCAATAATCTTTTGGCATGGCAAAGGATGGCATATGAAGTTGGGACGAGAAATAGGCGCTATGAGTATACGACATAGTGTTATTACAGTAGATTTTGATACCCCTGAACATGCAACTTGGTTTGGATTGATTTGGCAATGATAAAGAAACGTGCTATGGCAGAAGCTAGATGGATAACCGACATGGCAACACGATGGATAGATGAAATCAACGTAAAACGCCTTGAAACTGGTTATGCTGACAATCAACCTAAATGGCCCTACTGGGTGCGTCCATATAACTACGAGGAGAAAGAGTGGTATGACATGGACAAATGGCTGCTAAACATAATGGGTGATAATAATTGGCATAAAGAAAACGCACGATGGGTAGGCAGCAATCGTAAGTATTGGTTCCGTGATGAAGCAGATAGAACCTTTTTCATATTGAGATGGTCATGAATAGCAAGCAGCGTAGAAAAGAAAAACGTGATATTGACAAGAATTATCACAAGGTACATCTTACATTACGCTCGGGAATGGATTGGACCGATT